AAGAATATCTCTTCAGGCCATCGCTTTCTGCAATGGATTCTCTAGGATCTCCGACTGAGATCGTAGAGAAGTTCGCGCTGCTTTTCTCTTCGCCAAAGATCAATCCTATCTGGCCTGTGCCGGCGTATCGGGCGTGGGAGCGTGATGTGATGGCTACGGCGTATGACGTTCTAATGGCTTGCTGCGATGACGACGTAACTCCGTTGCTAGGTCATATGGGCAGTAAGTGGGGATCGTTCGTGCCCGGCGCCATGCCGTCGATGGACATGATCTACCTGGCGCGTTCGCTGATGCATGACGGAATTGTCGGTCTTAAGCCAGAAGGCTTGCTAGCCAAACCGAAAGAAGAGTACACGCCAAAATTCCAGGCACGCGAATTCGTAGCGCAGGCAGTCGCGCATCTTGGCATGTCTAGCGATGATGCCTGGAATTTGACCATGACCGAATTCGCCGGGGCCATGCAATCTAAATTCGGCAAGCCAGAAACATTGCCAAGCCTTGATGAGCATGACGACGCAATGGCTCGCCTCGCAGAAATCAACAGATTGAGACAGTATCAGGTGAACAAATGAGCAACCTCGGGACCATCACTTACACAACGAATATAGAGACTGCTCAGCTTGTTTCGAGTACGAAGGTTGCTGATAAGCAGCTAGACAGCCTGCAAAACTCATTCGACAAGACCGACAAAGCATCCCAGCAACTGGGGGGCGGACTCAGCAAGCTCGCAAGCTCTATTGCTGGTGTCTTGTCTGTTGCCGCCGTGGTCAATGAATTTAAAAAAGCCATTGCCGTGACAATGGAGTTTAACGCCACCATATCCAATCTGTCGGCTCTGACTGGCGCGGTAGGCAAGGATCTTGCTGTATTCCGCCAGGCCGCTATCGACATTGGCGGCTCAACTTCTCTTAGCGCCACCCAAGCAGCAGAAGCGATGAAGCTTATCGGTTCTGCATCTCCAGAGCTTCTTAAGTCCGCCGACGCTCTCAAGGCCGTTACGCAGCAAGCCGTTACGCTTGCGGAGGCAGCAGGCACTAGCTTGCCTGAAGCCGCTGCCGCTGTTACTGGCGCTCTCAACCAATTCCAACTTGGCGCCGATCAGGCTGGCCGGGTTATCAACGTGCTGGCTGCTGGCGCTAAGGAAGGCGCGTCAGAGATTACCGATACTGTGGCTGCCATGAAAGAAGCTGGCGTAGTGGCAGCGCAGAGCGGGGTTCGGTTCGAACAATTTAACGGTGCAGTTCAGGCTTTGGCGCAAGGACAGATCAAGGCAAGCGAGGCGGGTACAGGCTTGCGCAACATCCTTACCATCCTAAACACCCAAGCAAAGAACGAATTCAAGCCGTCAGTTGTCGGGCTTTCTGCTGCGCTTGCCAACCTTGAGAAAGCAGGGCTTGACGATACTCAGATGGTTAAGCTGTTTGGTCGCGAGAACATCACGGCCGCCAAGGTTCTTTTGCAGTTCCGTGGCACGATGGATAACGTCACTACGGCTATCACTGGCACATCCGAGGCCTATAAACAGGCAGCCATCAACCAAGACAACCTGAAAGGCGACGTTGCCAACCTTTCCAGCGCATTCGAAACTCTGCAAATCACCATTGGCGACCTGTCTGACTCAACCCTCCGCGACCTGACCAAGCAACTGACCAGCGTGCTATCTAGCTTTAGCAGTGATAGCGGGGCGCTAGCAACCTTCTTTGATACTGCCGGCACTGCTGCGTTGTCGTTCGCCGCAGTCATCACCGGTCGCGTTGTAACTGGCCTGGTTGGTTATGCATCTGCTCAAGCAGCAGCCGTCAAGGCTACATTTGACCAAGTAGCAGCAGCTCAGTCAGCAGCAGGCGCCAATCTTATGTTGGCGAAGTCGGAAGACGCAGCAGCTCAAGCAGCTCTCGCGAAAGAGAAAGCTATTAAGTTGGCGAATACAGGCATGATGCTTGGATCTTCTGGATCAGACAGGCTTGCCGAAGCAGAGGCGAGAGCGGCGATTGCAACGACTAACCTTAACTCGGCTATGGCTGCAAGCTCTGGCGTGGCAACTAAGTCGGCAGCAGCCATCGGTATTCTGAGTAAAGCGACGTCTTTCCTTGGCGGTCCTCTTGGAGTCTTCCTGCTTGCAGCTACCGCCGTTTCCGTCTTTAGCCGAGAATCAGCAAAAGCTCGTGTAGAGGTTGATGCGCTTAATGGTTCGCTTGAAACTCTGTCGTTCAACCAATTGTCGCGATCCGCTCAGGAAGTGCAAGGCCAGATAGTTGATCTGAATGGACAGCTTGGCGAGGCTAGAAACAACTTTAACAGCCTGTCAAGCGACAAGGCTGTTATGTCTTCTGATGCTTTTGCAAAGAAACAAACAGACGTAAGGGCTGCGCTTGATGATGTAACAAAAGCAATCGACCTTCGCAAAAAACGCCTAGAGGAAATCGCGGCAGCGCAAGACAAAATAACGAACAAGGCTCCTGTAGCAGCGAAAGATCCAGAGATCAAAAAGGTTATTTCGACCACTTCGGAAGATGGTCAAAAAGAGCTTGCCACTCTCAAGGATCAGTTGGCCCTGGCAAAACTTACTGGTGAGGCTAAGGCAAGACTCCAGGCTATTCAAAAGCTAGGATCTGCTGCAACCGAGCAAGAAAAGAACGAGGCTGCCGCTCTTGGCGCTGAAATTTACAAGCTAGAGACTGCCACCAAGACTCTCGCCTCCACAAATAAGAAGGCCAAGACAGATGCGGAGCAGCTAGCTAAAAGGGCCGCGCAGGAAGAGAAAAAAGGCATTGAAAGCAACCTTGAGGCGTTCACCAAGCTAGGCGCTGAGCTAGCAAGCGTTGGTCAATCAGCTAGAGAACTGGCTCAGGATCAAGCACAGCTAACGCTAAACAAATACGCAACTCCTGAACAGATCCAGTCTATCCGTGATATCGCAGGAGCTTTCTATGACGCCAAGACGGCCAAGGATACTCTGGCGCGCGTAGATCCCGCTGCAAACGCGACACAGGGATTTCAGCAGCAGCTAAAAGATCTTCAGACGGTCAATGACATGAAGTTGTTGAGCGACACCGACTATCTTGCCCTTAAAGAGCAGGCTGAAACCGAATACAACGCACGAATGATGGAGATTGAAACCCAGCGATTTGCCGCTCAGTCTGCTGGGAATCAGGCATTGATCGACGGCCTTGAGGCTCTAGGCCAATCTGGCACTCAGGCTCTAGGCGGGCTGCTGTCTGGAACCATGAGCCTGCAAGACGCGCTTGGGAACATCGCTAATACCGTGCTAAACGCCGTAATCGGCTCGTTCGTACAGGCTGGCATCGAGTGGGTTAAGCAACAGGTTGTTATGGCTGCTGTCGGGCAGGCTACTGGTGCCGCTGCTGCTGCTGCGTCTGTCGGGCAGGCTAGCATCGTGTCCGCTGCATGGGCTCCTGCTGCTGCAATGGCGTCTCTTGCGTCCTTTGGCGCTAACGCCGTGCCCGCTGCTGCCGCGCTGACTACGACCACCGCCCTAGCCTCCGGCCTTGCGATTGCTGGCGGACGCGCTCTCGGCGGACCAGTTCAGGCTGGAGGCATGTACCGAATCAACGAAACCGGCGCACCCGAGATCTTCAACGCGGCAAACGGTCGTCAGTACATGATGCCGAACAGTCGGGGCGATGTGGTTAGCAACAAGGACGCGACTTCCACTGTATCCGGCGCTGGAGCCGCTCCAGTTATCAACGTGAACAACTACGGGAATGAATCAGCCACTGCCTCCGCGAAGTTCAACGAAGCCGACCGCCAGTGGGTTGTTGACGTAGTCGTAGGCGACGGAATGGGCGATGGCAAAGTAGGTAGAATGGTTAACTCATTGACCGGCACCAAGAGGCAAGGAAGTTGAGCACTCTAATCGAGCGAGTATACGCATCGGCAGGTTCGGAAGTAATCATTGACACCATTGAGCTTTCTTGTCCTGCATGGCCTGAATCCCTTTACATCGTGAAGGGTTACGAGGACATGACATTAGGCTTGGATGGTGTCGTATTCAAGACATTCATGGCTGCTCCTATTGCCATTGCGCTGCCAAAGAAGAGCAATCAAGGCAGTCAGACGCTTAACTTTGCGATTGATAACGTCACTGGTCAGGCTCAGCGGTTGATTGATACTGCCATGGAGTCAGAGGCACGTATCACTCTGACGTTTCGGCGTTATCTGGATGTTGATCTGAACACTCCGTCTGAGAAGCCGTTCTATGCGACTGTGCTTGGTGGGAATGTTACGGGGACTACGGTGCAGATTGAGGCGGGGTTTGTTGACGCTCTAAACTATGCATGGCCTAGGGATGTGTATAACACCGTTGAATTCCCTGGCATAAAGTACCTGTAATGGACTGGATCAATAGATTCCTCGCCTCTACCTATGAAGACGGCGCTCGCGGTCCTGATAAGTGGGACTGTTACGGGCTCTGTAGATATGTCCGTCACCACCACTGCGGCAAACGATTACTCCCATCTTTCGGCTCAATCCGAAACACACAGCCAAAAGAATTCACCCGAGCCTACCAACAAGAATCAGCCTCAATGGAAGAGTGCCCGCCCGAACACGGAGCCATCGCAGCAGTATTCCGTGGTCCTTTGTGCATCCATGTCGCTGTTATAATTGAACTAGAAAATGGATTGCACGCGCTAGAGATTAACCCGAAGAAGGGGGCTCGACTGATGCGCGTTAGTGATT